GGAACTGATGGCTTTGGCTAACGAGACAGTCGAGCGCGTCATAAAAGAAATTGTCGAGGCGAAAGAAACCAACACCTACGCAACAGGGTGGCCCGACTTACACGTTGCATCACCGCCAGCGTGGCTGACGCTGGATTAAACTAGAGAAACAAGGAGAAAGAATATGTCTGACTTTAAGGACGTAATGCTGAAAGACGTTGAATTTATCTACCCGAAATTTGACAAAATTTACCGCTATGACCACGCATTTAAAAAGGAAGAAGGCAAGCCGGGTAAAAGCGTACCAGCGACGGCTGACGAGCAAGATGCAAATTGGTCAACTAAATTCATCATGTCAAAAGAAGAAGGCACTAAGTTCTGGGATATTTGCGCGGCTTTTCACAAGGAAAGAGCGCCGAAAGAAAAGTTTAAAACGGTGCATGGCTTTAAGCAGTTGGAAGATGATCGTTTAGAATTTGGCGCAAAAAGGAAAGCCAAGACAGCTAAAGGCAAACACGAAATGCCGCCAATGGTTATAGATGGCGAAAGAAAGCCGTTAGAAAACTTGGCTATCTCTAGTGGTTCCAAGGGCAACTTAAAGGTGACAATCTTTCCGTCACTTAATCCCAGCACAAAAGAGCATGGAATAACTGTCAGGCTTATAGCTATCCAGGTCACAGATGCCGTCTATGGCGGTGGCGGTGATGACATGGCTGGCTTTGATAGCATTGCGCCAGCGCCAAAGCTTGATGAAGACGACCCGTTTGGATTGCCGCCGTCACCGCAAGCCGCAAAGCAAGCACCAGCAAGCAATGATTTAGACGACGACATTCCGTTTTAAACGTGGATTACCCAAAGACATATTGGGCCGACTACGGGCAGCGGATCATTGACGCTCTTGACCTAAAGCAACTTAGCAAAGGTGAGTGGCATGGTCCCTGCCCGGCTTGCGGTGGAACTGACAGATTTTGGATCAGCAACCACCAAGGCGAGGTAAAGGTGCATTGCCGACAGTGTGGTGACTTCGCAGCAATACAGAAAGCATTGATCGAGCAAGGGTTGTGGCCAGCAAACGAGCCAAGCCGCGCCGACAATGTGATAAAGTTTAAGGAGCGTGAGGTGAGGGCAGAAGACTTTGACGGTGAAACATATGATGTCCGAAAACGCATTGAGCTACACGGCGCTAAACTAGAAGGCACCACGGTTGTCGTGCCGATAACAAATGTTGGCGGTAAGTTAGTCGGGTATCAACGTATCTCACCAGATGGACAAAAGCGGTTTAGCTCTGGCATGGATAAGGAAGCGAGTTTCGGCGTTTGCGGCAAGATTGACAATAATAAAGCATATGTGGCTGAAGGCTATGCCACGGCGTCCAGCGTTTACATGGCTACCGGGGTGTCATGCGTGTTTGCACTTGACGCTGGCAATCTACCCAAGGTTTGCGCCGAGTTTGCAAGGGCTTTCCCTGATGTAGCGCTGACAATCGCCGCCGACAATGATGAACCTGGTATCAAGGCCGCAAAGGCAACCGGGTTAAAGTTTGCTGCACCAAAGCAAGCCGGGGCAGATTGGAATGATATCCTGGTAAGCCAAGGTCGGGTTGCGGTTGAAACAGGGTTGAAATTTGCTAAGCGTCAGGCGGCATTGTTTACGCATCTTGACGACTTGCGGATCACCAAGCCGGAATGGCTGATTGACGGGTTAATCGAGCAAGATACGTTGGCTATGTGTTTCGGCGCGGCTGGATCAGGTAAGACGTTTGCTGTCATGGATATGGCGCTGTGTATATCGTCAGGCAAAGATTACCATGGTCATGTTGTAGACCAAGGCACCGTATTCTACATAGCTGGCGAAGGGCATTCGGGGTTTGCCAGGAGGGCAGCGGCTTGGAAGCAAACGCACGGTATCAAACCGGGGGAAGCGTCGTTCTTCAAGAGCAATAAAGCAGTTATAATGAGCGAACCAGAGAGTGTTGAGGTTCTCAAGGCTGAAATGGCCGAACTTGTGGAGAAAGCAGGGCGACCAAAGCTAGTTGTGATTGACACGCTGGCTAGATCGTTAGGCGGTGCCGACGAAAATGCTGGCAAGGATATCAATCTGTTTATCGTGGCTTGCGATGAAATCAAGGAAGAATACGGCTGTACGGTGTTGATCGTGCATCACACTGGCCACCAAAATAAAGAGCGTGGCAGAGGGGCAAGCCAGATAAACGCGGCGCTAGACCATGAGTTTCGCATTGAGGCATGGGACGAAACCAAGATTATCCTGACGTTCACCAAGCAAAAAGAGGATGCCATGCCGGAGCCGATGGCGTTCCTGATGCTGCCAGTGGAAATCATAACGGATGACATGGATAGCATTAGCTCGATCGTGTTGGAGTATACGCCAGATTTGCCGTCCAAGGGTTCACAAAGGATGAGCAAAGGCCAAGCGGTGTTGCTGAAGCTATTTAGGGAATTAGCGGAAAACGGGGAGTTAGAGCGGGACATTTTGCGGGACACGTATTTTGACCGATTTGACAACGGAAACAAGGATTCCACCAAGAGAAAGTTTAATCGGGACATTCGTAGTTTGATTGAGGACGAGGTGCTAACGCAAAGTAATGGTGTGTTATCAGAGGTTTGCGATGATGCAGAGGCTTAGCGGGACAGCGGGACAAAGCGGGACAAAACGGAAAATGTCCCGATTGCCCATTTTACACAAGCGGGACGGGACGGGACAAAAGCCTATAGGCTTGTCCCTTGTCCCGCCTTGGGGTGCGAAGGATTACTCAGATTTAAAAGAGAAGGACTTTTTAACTATGCTGGATAAGATTTCATGCTTGCTGGAACTTGAAGGCTTAGCCAATCGTCGCCGGATATTGAACTCACCAGATTTAACACGGTGGAATGAAGTCCAGCGCGGTTTAATCGTGCAGCGTAAATTTGAACTTGAGAACAAGAAGGGTAAACGCAAATGAACCGGGTTGAAATATTAAACACAGCCGCCGAGTTGATCAGTGGTGATCGAGCCGCGACGTATGGTGACGCGACAGTCAGCCATCAACGCATTGCTGATTTATGGTCAGCCTATTTGGGGACGCCAGTTAGCGCGGTGGACGTAGCGGCTTGCCTGATCCTAATGAAGGTTTCCAGGAGCAAAGGGGCAGCACACCTCGACAACTGGGTTGACATGGCTGGATACGCCGCACTGGCTGGCGAAATGGAAGCCGCGACAACAGCCGCGACAAAGGGCATTAAGAAGGCCAACGGAAGCAACGTAGGGCTGGATACAGCGACGTTAGCCGCGACAATGAGGTTTGATCCCGATGAAGAGTAAAAAGCCGTTGAATGAGCCTTATACGCCGTCTGATTTTGGCACGTCTGAACGCATCCAACATACGTCTGGTGTACGCTATGAGAGAACGTCGAAAAAGCTAGGTGCAGAGAAGCGGCTAAGGATCACCAACCAAACGCCGCTGGACAGAATGTTACAGCGCGACCACATCACACAAAGGCAATTTGATGCTGGTCAAAAGCTATATGCGTTGCATAGGAAAGCTGGTCGTTCTCAAAGGTTAACGTCGAATTACAATGCGAACATTGTTGACGGTGGTAGCGGGTTGAGTGGGGAAAGCGCAGGGGAAGCTTTTAGCGAATACCTGGCGGCATTGAGAAGCGTAGGGCGTGACTTGGCAAGCGTATTGCAATGGGTGGTTGTACAAGGAAGCGCACCTAATGAGTGGGCAAAAAATAACGGCCATAATCCAAAGGGTGGGATTGTAGCCGTTAGGTTGGCGTTGGACGCCGTGGGTGACTATTTTAGGATAGCTAGGTAGTTACGTTTTATACTTGCGTATATCATAAAATACCGCCTGTTTTAAATTGAATATATTGCGTTACTGTTTCTTTTGTTTCGTCGTTGAACTCTGCGAACATACGGTCTGCAACTGAGGTTACTTGCTGGACAAAATCAGGCCAGTCTTGTTCTGCCTCCCAATAAAATGTCGCAAGGGCAACGGTCTGCAAGTACCCGCTAATATCTCCCCTTTCGGGCATACTTTCGATAATCTCAACTTGTGCCGAAGCACCTTCTATCATTGACGTAATACCCATCTCTAATTCCTTTTTATACTTGCGCTTAAAATAAGGTTAACTAATTGGGCGCGACGTTCCCTAGCTTCCTTTGGTGTAATCATCATGTCAATCGTTTGTTGACGTAGTTCTTCATCAACTTTGGCGATGCGGTCAAATGGGTGAACTGTCATTTCTCAAACTCCAACTAATATTAAGAATATGATTGGCGCAGCAAACACAGTGATTGCGCCGATAAAGTCAGCCAGGGTGATTTCCTTGGCTAACTGTATGATTTCTTGGATGGTCATTAGGCGGCGTCACGCGCTTCAAAAATTTCCCAAAGCTTAGAGCTGATTCGCGCTTGGATTTCTCCATATGCCATAATGGTAGCAATTTCGTTATATGATTTACTATGGGTTACGCTGTAGCAATCGGAAAACCAATCTTCACCTTGGTCAATGTTGCAGTTTTGGCAAACGTCGTGAGCTTTATGATAATAAATTACATACTCTGAGCCGTCGGATCTTTCATGTGCTTGCTCATTTGCAGTGTCAAAATTAGATGTTTCTTCTGCAATCTCTTTTGCAATGTCGTTGCAATACTCTGTTAACTGATAATCGTTCATTGTATTCCCTCTCTCTGTTTTGGCTTCACGCTCTAAGCATGGCAAGGCATCGCCAAAGGTTGACGGTGCTAAGCGATGATTAGGATTTGTAATATTCTGGATTGTAATGGGTTGAAGCTTTACAGATCGGTGCTTTTCTTTCAGAAAATGCTTTTAATAAATCTGAGCATATGGCCTTAAACCCACCGATTTGTGTATCATGCCAAGTATAAATAGTGTCAGCTTCATTCTTTGATTGATACTCCACAAAGAAGCATCCGTCATTATCGAAGCCTAGTTCCTTTGCTAGTGTTGATGTTGGAAAAGCAAAAGCAATTCTTTTAACTGATTCAGATGGTATAAACATTGTATTCCCTCTCTCTGTTTTGGTTCCACGCTCTAAGCATGGTAAGGCACCGCCAAAGGTTGACGGTGCTAAACGATGATTAGACTTTGATTTTGCGGGAAGGAGCATAGACTTTGCAGTCTTTATAAATTGCTGATTGAAGGATGCCTATTGCATAGCTTTTCATTACACCATCAAGAGAGCCTAGCTTTGCTTTTGGAAAATCTGACTCTGAAATGGTTTGCATTCCCATGTCTGTAGATTTCTGGATATGCTCTGAAATCGAACCATTGTCGAAATCGTAAACGCTGGCCATGTAGTTTGTGCCGTTAACTATTACGCTGGCAATTACATGGTTTGTAAAAGTATCCACTCTTACTGGTGTTTTGATTGCTGTTGTTGACATTGTATTCCCTCTCTCTGTTTAAATAGTCATATATTATGCATATATGAATAAAGAGTGGTAAGGGGATAGTCAATGGCTAAATTGACTTTTTTATTCATTTATGGAATAAATCGTCAAAATAATTAATTAAGGCATTATAATGAGTAACGAAGTTAAGCGTCAGGAGCGTCAAGGAAATGGGCAGCAGATCGTTGCTAGGCTGAGAAAAGAGCTATGGGGAGCGCTAAACATCCAAAAGGGCCGCAATCGTCCACTCGATATGCTTCTTGCTGACCAGATTGACCGGGACGCTGCCGGGACGCTAAACAAGCTGGCCAAGTTCCTACCACAAGAAGTCAGCGTTGGCGCTACATCTGATTTTGCATTAGCGCTGGGCGAAGTAGCGCAACGCATCCAGGCAACAACAGCCGGAATAATAGATGTTACGCCTGATTATTCCAAAGACGAATATGTTAGCAC